AAAATAGGCGTATCACGAGGCCCTTTCGTCTTCAAGAATTAATTCTCATGTTTGACAGCTTATCATCGCCACTCCAGCCAGCCCCACTCATGTTCCCCCCGCACCACATATGCACATGCACGCATGTACACACAACTTGTAGTGCTCTTTCAAAGGTTTTATTCATTGCAGAGGGGTGGACAGGGTAGTGGTGGGCCTAGTTGCAGTAGTTCTCCAGTTGGTAGAGAGAGCAGATGCTGGTGCAGCACTGATCCACGATGCCGCGCTTCTGCCGGGCCACCTCCAGTGCCTAGGTCTGAAGGTCACCGGGGCGGCCTCGAGCTTATAGCAAAATCCTTTCCAAGCCCTGTCTTATTCTTCTAGGTATGTGGCGAATAGCTCTACAAGCTCCTTGTACTACTTCTATAACCCTATCTGTCCCCTCAGCTACTGCTATGGCTGTGGCATTGAGCAAGCTAACAGCACTATTCTTTAGCTCCTGACTCCAATATTGTAGGAGATTCCACCAATATTTGAGGGCTTCCCACCCCCTGCGTCCCAGAAGTTCCACAATCCTCGTTACAATCAAGAGTAAGTCTCTCAAGCGGTGGTAGCTGAAGAGGCACAGGCTCCGCAGATCGTCCCAGATAAGTGCCAAGGATCCGTTCACTAATCGAATGGATCTGTCTCTGTCTCTCTCTCCACCTTCTTCTTCTATTCCTTCGGGCCTGTCGGGTCCCCTCGGGGTTGGGAGGTGGGTCTGAAACGATAATGGTGAATATCCCTGCCTAACTCTATTCACTATAGAAAGTACAGCAAAAACTATTCTTAAACCTACCAAGCCTCCTACTATCATTATGAATAATTTTATATACCACAGCCAATTTGTTATGTTAAACCAATTCCACAAACTTGCCCATTTATCTAATTCCAATAATTCTTGTTCATTCTTTTCTTGCTGGTTTTGCGATTCTTCAATTAAGGAGTGTATTAAGCTTGTGTAATTGTTAATTTCTCTGTCCCACTCCATCCAGGTCGTGTGATTCCAAATCTGTTCCAGAGATTTATTACTCCAACTAGCATTCCAAGGCACAGCAGTGGTGCAAATGAGTTTTCCAGAGCAACCCCAAATCCCCAGGAGCTGTTGATCCTTTAGGTATCTTTCCACAGCCAGGATTCTTGCCTGGAGCTGCTTGATGCCCCAGACTGTGAGTTGCAACAGATGCTGTTGCGCCTCAATAGCCCTCAGCAAATTGTTCTGCTGCTGCACTATACCAGACAATAATTGTCTGGCCTGTACCGTCAGCGTCATTGACGCTGCGCCCATAGTGCTTCCTGCTGCTCCCAAGAACCCAAGGAACAAAGCTCCTATTCCCACTGCTCTTTTTTCTCTCTGCACCACTCTTCTCTTTGCCTTGGTGGGTGCTACTCCTAATGGTTCAATTTTTACTACTTTATATTTATATAATTCACTTCTCCAATTGTCCCTCATATCTCCTCCTCCAGGTCTGAAGATCAGCGGCCATTTTCCTATATTCTATGATTACTATGGACCACACAACTATTGCTATTATTATTGCTACTACTAATGCTACTATTGCTACTATTATAGGTTGCATTACATGTACTACTTACTGCTTTGATAGAGAAGCTTGATGAGTCTGACTGTTCTGATGAGCTCTTCGTCGCTGTCTCCGCTTCTTCCTGCCATAGGAGATGCCTAAGGCTTTTGTCATGAAACAAACTTGGCAATGAAAGCAACACTTTTTACAATAGCAATTGGTACAAGCAGTTTTAGGCTGACTTCCTGGATGCTTCCAGGGCTCTAGTCTAGGATCTACTGGCTCCATTTCTTGCTCTCCTCTGTCGAGTAACGCCTATTCTGCTATGTCGACACCCAATTCTGAAATGGATAAACAGCAGTTGTTGCAGAATTCCATGTGTTAATCCTCATCCTGTCTACTTGCCACACAATCATCACCTGCCATCTGTTTTCCATAATCCCTGATGATCTTTGCTTTTCTTCTTGGCACTACTTTTATGTCACTATTATCTTGTATTACTACTGCCCCTTCACCTTTCCAGAGGAGCTTTGCTGGTCCTTTCCAAACTGGATCTCTGCTGTCCCTGTAATAAACCCGAAAATTTTGAATTTTTGTAATTTGTTTTTGTAATTCTTTAGTTTGTATGTCTGTTGCTATTATGTCTACTATTCTTTCCCCTGCACTGTACCCCCCAATCCCCCCTTTTCTTTTAAAATTGTGGATGAATACTGCCATTTGTACTGCTGTCTTAAGATGTTCAGCCTGATCTCTTACCTGTCCTATAATTTTCTTTAATTCTTTATTCATAGATTCTATTACTCCTTGACTTTGGGGATTGTAGGGAATGCCAAATTCCTGCTTGATCCCCGCCCACCAACAGGCGGCCTTAACTGTAGTACTGGTGAAATTGCTGCCATTGTCTGTATGTACTGTTTTTACTGGCCATCTTCCTGCTAATTTTAAGAGGAAGTATGCTGTTTCTTGCCCTGTCTCTGCTGGAATTACTTCTGCTTCTATATATCCACTGGCTACATGAACTGCTACCAAGATAACTTTTCCTTCTAAATGTGTACAATCTAGCTGCCATATTCCTGGGCTACAGTCTACTTGTCCATGCATGGCTTCCCCTTTTAGCTGACATTTATCACAGCTGGCTACTATTTCTTTTGCTACTACAGGTGGTAGGTTAAAATCACTAGCCATTGCTCTCCAATTACTGTGATATTTCTCATGTTCTTCTTGGGCCTTATCTATTCCATCTAAAAATAGTACTTTCCTGATTCCAGCACTGACCAATTTATCTACTTGTTCATTTCCTCCAATTCCTTTGTGTGCTGGTACCCATGCCAGGTAGACTTTTTCCTTTTTTATTAACTGCTCTATTATTTGACTGACTAACTCTGATTCACTCTTATCTGGTTGTGCTTGAATGATTCCCAATGCATATTGTGAGTCTGTCACTATGTTTACTTCTAATCCCGAATCCTGCAAAGCTAGATGAATTGCTTGTAACTCAGTCTTCTGATTTGTTGTGTCCGTTAGGGGGACAACTTTTTGTCTTCCTCTGTCAGTTACATATCCTGCTTTTCCTAATTTAGTTTCCCTATTGGCTGCCCCATCTACATAGAAAGTTTCTGCTCCTATTATGGGTTCTTTCTCTAACTGGTACCATAACTTCACTAAGGGAGGGGTATTGACAAACTCCCACTCAGGAATCCAGGTGGCTTGCCAATACTCTGTCCACCATGCTTCCCATGTTTCCTTTTGTATGGGTAATTTAAATTTAGGAGTCTTTCCCCATATTACTATGCTTTCTGTGGCTATTTTTTGTACTGCCTCTGTTAATTGTTTCACATCATTAGTGTGGGCACCCTTCATTCTTGCATACTTTCCTGTTTTCAGATTTTTAAATGGCTCTTGATAAATTTGATATGTCCATTGGCCTTGCCCCTGCTTCTGTATTTCTGCTATTAAGTCTTTTGATGGGTCATAATACACTCCATGTACCGGTTCTTTTAGAATCTCCCTGTTTTCTGCCAGTTCTAGCTCTGCTTCTTCTGTTAGTGGTACTACTTCTGTTAGTGCTTTGGTTCCCCTAAGAAGTTTACATAATTGCCTTACTTTAATCCCTGCATAAATCTGACTTGCCCAATTCAATTTTCCCACTAATTTCTGTATGTCATTGACAGTCCAGCTGTCCTTTTCTGGCAGCACTATAGGCTGTACTGTCCATTTATCAGGATGGAGTTCATAACCCATCCAAAGGAATGGAGGTTCTTTCTGATGTTTTTTGTCTGGTGTGGTAAATCCCCACCTCAACAGATGTTGTCTCAGTTCCTCTATTTTTGTTCTATGCTGCCCTATTTCTAAGTCAGATCCTACATACAAATCATCCATGTATTGATAGATGACTATGTCTGGATTTTGTTTTCTAAAAGGCTCTAAGATTTTTGTCATGCTACACTGGAATATTGCTGGTGATCCTTTCCATCCCTGTGGAAGCACATTGTACTGATATCTAATCCCTGGTGTCTCATTGTTTATACTAGGTATGGTAAATGCAGTATACTTCCTGAAGTCTTTATCTAAGGGAACTGAAAAATATGCATCGCCCACATCCAGTACTGTTACTGATTTTTTCTGTTTTAACCCTGCAGGATGTGGTATTCCTAATTGAACTTCCCAGAAATCTTGAGTTCTCTTATTAAGTTCTCTGAAATCTACTAATTTTCTCCATTTAGTACTGTCTTTTTTCTTTATGGCAAATACTGGAGTATTGTATGGATTTTCAGGCCCAATTTTTGAAATTTTTCCTTCCTTTTCCATTTCTGTACAAATTTCTACTAATGCTTTTATTTTTTCTTCTGTCAATGGCCATTGTTTAACTTTTGGGCCATCCATTCCTGGCTTTAATTTTACTGGTACAGTCTCAATAGGACTAATGGGAAAATTTAAAGTGCAGCCAATCTGAGTCAACAGATTTCTTCCAATTATGTTGACAGGTGTAGGTCCTACTAATACTGTACCTATAGCTTTATGTCCGCAGATTTCTATGAGTATCTGATCATACTGTCTTACTTTGATAAAACCTCCAATTCCCCCTATCATTTTTGGTTTCCATCTTCCTGGCAAATTCATTTCTTCTAATACTGTATCATCTGCTCCTGTATCTAATAGAGCTTCCTTTAATTGCCCCCCTATCTTTATTGTGACGAGGGGTCGCTGCCAAAGAGTGATCTGAGGGAAGCTAAAGGATACAGTTCCTTGTCTATCGGCTCCTGCTTCTGAGAGGGAGTTGTTGTCTCTTCCCCAAACCTGAAGCTCTCTTCTGGTGGGGCTGTTGGCTCTGGTCTGCTCTGAAGAAAATTCCCTGGCCTTCCCTTGTGGGAAGGCCAGATCTTCCCTAAAAAATTAGCCTGTCTCTCAGTACAATCTTTCATTTGGTGTCCTTCCTTTCCACATTTCCAACAGCCCTTTTTCCTAGGGGCCCTGCAATTTTTGGCTATGTGCCCTTCTTTGCCACAATTGAAACACTTAACAGTCTTTCTTTGGTTCCTAAAATTGCCTTTCTGTATCATTATGGTAGCTGGATTTGTTACTTGGCTCATTGCTTCAGCCAAAACTCTTGCTTTATGGCCGGGTCCCCCCACTCCCTGACATGCTGTCATCATTTCTTCTAGTGTCGCTCCTGGTCCCAATGCTTTTAAAATAGTCTTACAATCTGGGTTCGCATTTTGGACCAACAAGGTTTCTGTCATCCAATTTTTTACCTCTTGTGAAGCTTGCTCGGCTCTTAGAGTTTTATAGAATCGGTCTACATAGTCTCTAAAGGGTTCCTTTGGTCCTTGTCTTATGTCCAGAATGCTGGTAGGGCTATACATTCTTACTATTTTATTTAATCCCAGGATTATCCATCTTTTATAGATTTCTCCTACTGGGATAGGTGGATTATGTGTCATCCATCCTATTTGTTCCTGAAGGGTACTAGTAGTTCCTGCTATGTCACTTCCCCTTGGTTCTCTCATCTGGCCTGGTGCAATAGGCCCTGCATGCACTGGATGCACTCTATCCCATTCTGCAGCTTCCTCATTGATGGTCTCTTTTAACATTTGCATGGCTGCTTGATGTCCCCCCACTGTGTTTAGCATGGTGTTTAAATCTTGTGGGGTGGCTCCTTCTGATAATGCTGAAAACATGGGTATCACTTCTGGGCTGAAAGCCTTCTCTTCTACTACTTTTACCCATGCATTTAAAGTTCTAGGTGATATGGCCTGATGTACCATTTGCCCCTGGATGTTCTGCACTATAGGGTAATTTTGGCTGACCTGATTGCTGTGTCCTGTGTCAGCTGCTGCTTGCTGTGCTTTTTTCTTACTTTTGTTTTGCTCTTCCTCTATCTTGTCTAAAGCTTCCTTGGTGTCTTTTATCTCTATCCTTTGATGCACACAATAGAGGGTTGCTACTGTATTATATAATGATCTAAGTTCTTCTGATCCTGTCTGAAGGGATGGTTGTAGCTGTCCCAGTATTTGTCTACAGCCTTCTGATGTTTCTAACAGGCCAGGATTAACTGCGAATCGTTCTAGCTCCCTGCTTGCCCATACTATATGTTTTAATTTATATTTTTTCTTTCCCCCTGGCCTTAACCGAATTTTTTCCCATCGATCTAATTCTCCCCCGCTTAATACTGACGCTCTCGCACCCATCTCTCACCAGTCGCCGCCCCTCGCCTCTTGCCGTGCGCGTCAACGCGGCCGGCCGCGGACCTCGAAGCTTATTACGGGATCGATCCGTCGCATAAGAAGCCAAGGGGGTGGGCCTATAGACTCTATAGGCGGTACTTACGTCACTCTTGGCACGGGGAATCCGCGTTCCAATGCACCGTTCCCGGCCGCGGAGGCTGGATCGGTCCCGGTGTCTTCTATGGAGGTCAAAACAGCGTGGATGGCGTCTCCAGGCGATCTGACGGTTCACTAAACGAGCTCTGCTTATATAGACCTCCCACCGTACACGCCTACCGCCCATTTGCGTCAATGGGGCGGAGTTGTTACGACATTTTGGAAAGTCCCGTTGATTTTGGTGCCAAAACAAACTCCCATTGACGTCAATGGGGTGGAGACTTGGAAATCCCCGTGAGTCAAACCGCTATCCACGCCCATTGATGTACTGCCAAAACCGCATCACCATGGTAATAGCGATGACTAATACGTAGATGTACTGCCAAGTAGGAAAGTCCCATAAGGTCATGTACTGGGCATAATGCCAGGCGGGCCATTTACCGTCATTGACGTCAATAGGGGGCGTACTTGGCATATGATACACTTGATGTACTGCCAAGTGGGCAGTTTACCGTAAATACTCCACCCATTGACGTCAATGGAAAGTCCCTATTGGCGTTACTATGGGAACATACGTCATTATTGACGTCAATGGGCGGGGGTCGTTGGGCGGTCAGCCAGGCGGGCCATTTACCGTAAGTTATGTAACGCGGAACTCCATATATGGGCTATGAACTAATGACCCCGTAATTGATTACTATTAATAACTAGTCAATAATCAATGTCGGGCGAGCTCGAATTAATTCCTGCAGCCCAACAACAACAATTGCATTCATTTTATGTTTCAGGTTCAGGGGGAGGTGTGGGAGGTTTTTTAAAGCAAGTAAAACCTCTACAAATGTGGTATGGCTGATTATGATCTCTAGTCAAGGCACTATACATCAAATATTCCTTATTAACCCCTTTACAAATTAAAAAGCTAAAGGTACACAATTTTTGAGCATAGTTATTAATAGCAGACACTCTATGCCTGTGTGGAGTAAGAAAAAACAGTATGTTATGATTATAACTGTTATGCCTACTTATAAAGGTTACAGAATATTTTTCCATAATTTTCTTGTATAGCAGTGCAGCTTTTTCCTTTGTGGTGTAAATAGCAAAGCAAGCAAGAGTTCTATTACTAAACACAGCATGACTCAAAAAACTTAGCAATTCTGAAGGAAAGTCCTTGGGGTCTTCTACCTTTCTCTTCTTTTTTGGAGGAGTAGAATGTTGAGAGTCAGCAGTAGCCTCATCATCACTAGATGGCATTTCTTCTGAGCAAAACAGGTTTTCCTCATTAAAGGCATTCCACCACTGCTCCCATTCATCAGTTCCATAGGTTGGAATCTAAAATACACAAACAATTAGAATCAGTAGTTTAACACATTATACACTTAAAAATTTTATATTTACCTTAGAGCTTTAAATCTCTGTAGGTAGTTTGTCCAATTATGTCACACCACAGAAGTAAGGTTCCTTCACAAAGATCCGGGGCCCACTCATAAATCCAGTTGCCGCCACGGTAGCCAATCACCGTATCGTATAAATCATCGTCGGTACGTTCGGCATCGCTCATCACAATACGTGCCTGGACGTCGAGGATTTCGCGTGGGTCAATGCCGCGCCAGATCCACATCAGACGGTTAATCATGCGATACCAGTGAGGGATGGTTTTACCATCAAGGGCCGACTGCACAGGCGGTTGTGCGCCGTGATTAAAGCGGCGGACTAGCGTCGAGGTTTCAGGATGTTTAAAGCGGGGTTTGAACAGGGTTTCGCTCAGGTTTGCCTGTGTCATGGATGCAGCCTCCAGAATACTTACTGGAAACTATTGTAACCCGCCTGAAGTTAAAAAGAACAACGCCCGGCAGTGCCAGGCGTTGAAAAGATTAGCGACCGGAGATTGGCGGGACGAATACGACGCCCATATCCCACGGCTGTTCAATCCAGGTATCTTGCGGGATATCAACAACATAGTCATCAACCAGCGGACGACCAGCCGGTTTTGCGAAGATGGTGACAAAGTGCGCTTTTGGATACATTTCACGAATCGCAACCGCAGTACCACCGGTATCCACCAGGTCATCAATAACGATGAAGCCTTCGCCATCGCCTTCTGCGCGTTTCAGCACTTTAAGCTCGCGCTGGTTGTCGTGATCGTAGCTGGAAATACAAACGGTATCGACATGACGAATACCCAGTTCACGCGCCAGTAACGCACCCGGTACAGACCGCCACGGCTTACGGCAATAATGCCTTTCCATTGTTCAGAAGGCATCAGTCGGCTTGCGAGTTTACGTGCATGGATCTGCAACATGTCCCAGGTGACGATGTATTTTTCGCTCATGTGAAGTGTCCCAGCCTGTTTATCTACGGCTTAAAAAGTGTTCGAGGGGAAAATAGGTTGCGCGAGATTATAGAGATCTGGCGCACTAAAAACCAGTATTTCACATGAGTCCGCGTCTTTTTACGCACTGCCTCTCCCTGACGCGGGATAAAGTGGTATTCTCAAACATATCTCGCAAGCCTGTCTTGTGTCCAAGCTTTTTGCAAAAGCCTAGGCCTCCAAAAAAGCCTCCTCACTACTTCTGGAATAGCTCAGAGGCCGAGGCGGCCTCGGCCTCTGCATAAATAAAAAAAATTAGTCAGCCATGGGGCGGAGAATGGGCGGAACTGGGCGGAGTTAGGGGCGGGATGGGCGGAGTTAGGGGCGGGACTATGGTTGCTGACTAATTGAGATGCATGCTTTGCATACTTCTGCCTGCTGGGGAGCCTGGGGACTTTCCACACCTGGTTGCTGACTAATTGAGATGCATGCTTTGCATACTTCTGCCTGCTGGGGAGCCTGGGGACTTTCCACACCCTAACTGACACACATTCCACAGCTGCATTAATGAAT